CCTTGTTTTTCAAATATTCCATCATTGGGTCTGCCGCAGGTGCTGCGGGACTGGGAGGAGAAACCGCATTGGGAGGTGCTCCTGCGACAGCTGTTTGGCCAGAGAACTTGGTTGGATCAATTGGACCCATGGGCAGTATGTTGCCTTTAAAGTCCACTCTTCATAGCCTCCATCTGAATTTTGGCTGCATTCTTTTCTCGTTCTATCTGAAGCTCTGCTTGGAGCTTTTGAACCTTGCCTTCCAGCTCTGCTTGAACCTTGGCAGCTTGTATCTGCATGTTCTGGCGAGCCTTGGCCTGATCGATCTCGATGTCTGACTTGGCCTTGGCTTGATCTGCGGCAATCTCGGATTGAGTGCGTTGTTGAAGAGCCTGAGCCTCCAGCTGTGCGAGCTGTTGAGCATATTGCAGAGGATTCTGTTGACCGCCTTGTTGGCCTGCAGCTTGCAGAGCCTTGATCGGTTGCATCTGCGGAGCTGCTGCCACAACCTGAGCCGCACGCTGAGATATTAACATATCCATCTCTGGATCGATATCTTTCATGGCGAACTTTGGGTCTCTGAGATTCGGCAATGGTGGCAGCGGCATGTTGATGCTGGCCTCCATGCGCTGACGATACAACAACGCAACGTGCTCGGCAACATGCGCAATCAATATAGGTTGCATGGTCTTGGCTGCTGGGTTGCCAGCCAATGAAGGATCTTGCATGAATTGGATGTGCACCGCAATGTGGGCTTCGTGATCTTGCTCTGGGAAAGCCTTAATTGGCTTGCCATACATGATTGACATGTTCTCGTCGATTGGGTCTGTCCTCGGAGCCTCTTCTGGCTTCTTCAAGATCTCGTCAATGTTAGGAATCCTGATTGCCTCATACATTCGCTTGTAGGCTTCGTAAAGATCATGCAGCTGCGGAGCTGACTGAGCCATCTGCAAGATTGCTTGGGCCTGAGCGATCCTCTGGGCAGTGCTGAAGATGTTGGGGTCAGAAACTGGGACGATGTCAACACGATCGTCGAAGTCAGCCGCAAAGATTGTCTCGCTGGAGCCAGCAACCGAAAACTGGAACGACTCTTCGAGGTGCTCTGCATTCAGCTTGGCTAGCAGCTTGAACTCTTGGCCTTGGGCATAATGCAGACGCTTATGGATTGCGCTGAATGACTTGGAGCCTTGCTCAATCAGGGCGACAGTCGACCCAACAGGTGCATTCGGGTTGACGTCCCCAACATTGAGGTCAGAAGTCGAAGCGAACCTTTGGCCAGCCTGCACGATGAATCCGAGTAGGTTGAATAACGACTGGCTTGGTTCTTTGAACGGCAATGGCATGATTGCTTTGTTGACATCATCAACCGTAGCGTCCAGATCAACGAACTCTCCAGGATTGATGTCGATGTCTCCACCGCTGACTCTGCCCTTCAGCTTGAAGCCACCTTGCATATTCGCAAAGGCTGCGGAGTCAAGAAGTGCACGCAAAGAGCCTGTGGCTGCTCTGCCCAAACCGCCGATCATGTGGTACAGGCCGAAACCGTAAAATCCCAATCCAGGCAAGAACTTATAGCTGACGAACCAATCTCTGCGCTTTTTGTCCTCGTCGTCTTCGTCCCAGTTCCTGCGGATGGCGACGATCTTCTCAGAGTCATAGTCAATGGTGATGACGTAAGGCAACATGACCAGATTCTCAGACTCTTCGTCCTCAATCCCGTCTATGCCCTCAAAAGCCTCATAACAATGCATCTCCAAAAGAGTCATAACATCATCGTCAGAGTCGTCGTCTTTGTCTATGCCTTCGATCTGCTGGCTTGTGAACCCATCATCGTCATCAGCCCCATCACCAGTGTATTCTGTCGGGAGGTACCAACCAGCCGCGACATATCTGTTGTAATCGTTTTTGGGCATCTTGATGATGTGGGTGTAGCGTGGGGAGGTGTAAAGATCTTTGCTCTCTGGTGCAACAACAAAGTCTTCAGCTTTGACAAACTGGCTGCATTGGCGGTCCAAGTTTGCATCCCACCAAACCTTCTTGAACGTCTGGCCAACCAATGGCAGGTGAAATAACATCTGGTCAAGGTCTGGGAAGTATTCTGGCATCTGCTCCATGATCTGGTAGTTCATGAATTCTTTGACGCGACGTGCTTGGTTCTCTGTCTCTTCGTTTGGTTCGCCGATGATGGTGGTCTTGACTGGACCGCCAGCTGGATAAAGCTCTGCGATGGCTTTGGCGTTGAACTGGGTGGCAGCTTCTGCGATCAACGGATGAACAACTGTGCTGAGACCACGAACGGCTCGCTCTTCTTCGTTCTCGTCCATGCCACCTTCTGGGTCGAGTGTCATCAGACCTTGCTTGTAGCGTTCTTTCCATTCAGAACGAGCTTGCTCATCGTTCTCGAAATATCCTGTGAGGATGCCAGCCTTGCGGGAAGCCTCTCTCTCATCAAGATCCTCAGCCAAGTTTATGTCGAAGTTGCTTTCTGAATCTTCGATTGTGTCCAAGATAGGATCACCAATCAACACATCACCATCAGGCAAAGTCTCAACTTGCAGCTCATCAGGGGGAGAGCCTTCTGCGAATGGAATAACAGGTTCAGCCATACATCGTCAACCTTTTCCTCATTGGCTCGTCTTCATCTTCATAGTCACCTGAATGGGTGACAAACCAGCCTTTGCGCAATCTCAACCACGCTTGCGTGCACGTGTCAACTATGTCGTCATTCTCAACCGCTGGGAATGCAGCACAGATATCAATTAAATTTTTAGCCCACTTTTTGCCTTTTGGAAAGTAAATTCTTCCATCCTCTAATAATGCGGAGCTTGCATGGGCACGAGCTTGCTTGTCTCTGTCCGGAGAATACTCAATTACGGGGATGCCAGCCATGCGTAAATCTTGCAGCAAACTCTGGCCAGAAGCCTTCTTCTCGATCAACACAGCATCCGGATCATACTCTTCATACGACTCTTGAGCGATCTTGCGCAGCTCTGGGTAAGTAACACGATCCCACCAAGCCTCAAGGACGATTGCGCACATTGCCCCTCTGTGTCGGAAAACACCCCACGTTGTGCGAGCGGAATAAGATGATTTCTCTTTGATGCTGAATGCTGTGTCCCAAGACTGCAAGACATATTCAATCTCTGGGAGCTCTTTGCTCTCCCATGGAACCCACCACTCTGACTTCAAGATGCCGCCACCTTTCGGGGCTGGCCTTTGCTGCAGCTGCCCTGCTGAGGCATATGTCCCGAGGCTTCTCTCAAGATCGGACAAAGTCTTGTCATCAATTCGGTTTGGCCAAAGCAGCTCTCCTTCTTTGGTGCGTGGGTCTGTGAACCCGAGACTTGATCTTGTTGCAGTCGGGTGGCCAACCTCGTATCGGGCTGGTAAGCACAGATGATCCCACTCGTTGTCCATCTCATTGGCCAGTATGTGTCCTGTCAAGTCTCCCTCGTGCACTCTTTGCATGATCACGACGAATGCACCAGTCTTGGGATCGTTGAACCGTGACTGCATGGCTTGGTCCCACCATTCCAGAACACCCTCTCGGACTGCTGAGGAGTCTGCCTCCCGAACATTGTGTGGGTCGTCAATCACGATTATGTCGCCACCCTCCCCAGTCAATGCACCATCCACCGAGGTTGCGATCCTTTGGCCAGTGCGGTCATTCTCGAACCGCTGCTTCTGGTTCTGGTCACCAGTCAATCGGAAAGACTCTCCAAAATGAGTTTTGTACCATGGGCTGTCAATCAACCTTCGACACTTGACGCTGTCTCGAATCGAGAGTCCGGAAGCATAAGAAGCGTAAAGGAATTTCTTTGCAGGAGCGAACGTCCAAGTCCAAGCTGGCATCGTGACCGCGACTGAGATAGACTTCATGTGTCTCGGAGGGATGTTGATGATCAGACGCTTGATGTCACCCTCAACAACAGCCTGCAGGTGCTCAGAGATTGCATCGAGGTGCCAGTTGTCATTGAAGTCAGATCCTGGCTCAATCGTCGGCCATGAGCTCTTGGTAAACTCCTTCAAAGACCTCTTCATCTTCTCCGCTCGGATCTCTGTCAGTGATAGCGTGCTCAAGAACTCTTTCAATTGCATTTAGGTCGTCTCCGGAAAGTCTGCTGATGTCTAATACTTTGCGCTCTTCAATCTGGGCTTTGACCTCCACAGCCTTCAGGTCTGGGACGCATTTGCCGAGGAGAGTCTTTGCCGCCATTACACGCAACTCTGGGTCAGCAGCTATGGCTCCAGCCTTTGTGGCCAGACCATCTGCATCCTTAACGTAAACAGGGAACATCTCTTTGCCAGACATGACAGCCGAAAGGAACCCGACAGGGTCAGCTTGGCCCATGATCCAGTTGATTGTTGCGTTGTGGTTCCACTTGTATTTGTTTTGCTTGCCTCTAGCAACTTTTTGTTTCCCCAAAGGTTCAACTGACTTGAATTTACCATCCCATGCCTCTGGCTTAACCCGAGGACCATTATTGACTGGTCTTTGAACGATTGTCTTGGGTTCTTTTGCTTTAGGTGGTCGGCCTAATTTCTTTTTCTCTCGACTCATTTTCTCTAGCCTTTCAACCTTGTTTGCAGTGGTCAACTGAAAAATAACTGAGCCAACTATCGCTGATCTTTGGGCAAAAAGAAACCCTCCATCTTTGCAGTGCGAAACCTAGCTGGATGGAGGGAAGTTGGGGAGAAAGTAGTATGAATGAAAACACGTTACTCTTTTTTGTTAACAAAAGCAACAGCTCTGGCCAGAAAAAGGTTAGCATCATGGACAGCGTGCATTATTCGCAGCTGCCTCCTGACTTCTTGTTGTTGGCGCAACAGCTCTTGACGCTGTTGCTCAGGAGTTAAGTTTGCCAAAAAAACACCTCAGACTTCTAGATAGGTCAATCTTACTTTATCTCCAATTGGGCCTTTAAAAAATGTGTTGAATGACAAGCTCACTCTTTCACGTTTTTCTTCTGTTATTTCACCGACGGAGTGATAAACTGTTGATGGGAAAAGCAAAAGACCTGATTTAACAGCAGGAACCCAAAGATCTTCAGCATTGTATGCAGTTGGTTTTTTGGCATCTCCAATCCCTAAAGCAGACCACCCGTTTGGCCTTATGTAGCTATTGTAAAAAATTATTCTGTCGTCATCAGTAGTTTCAATATAAAAAACCCCAGATATTGTTGAATTCTGATGGTAATGTTGGTGATGAGACTCTCCTTTTTTACTATAATTTACCCAACTCTGTGTTATGGCAATTTTAGTGTGGTCCTGTGGAGCCATTGTTTCGTTGGCATATTCAAGAATGCAATATTCTAGCTGAGATTTCAATGGCTTTAAAATTTCGTTTTCTAATATATAATTATCAATACTCGTTCTGTTAAAATTGTTGCTTCTAAATTTTTGCTTAAGCAAAAAGTCTGTTTGCTCCGAGCCAATATCAGGGAGCTTAAAAACGCCCAAAGGTATCGGGAACAAGTTTACCATTTCCATTATTGCATTCCTTCATTTGTATTTTCATTAGATCCGATAAAAACTCCATTGTTGAAGAATTTAGCGAAAGCGAAAGGATCACGCTTTTGACGACGGCGCATCTCATCCGAGTAAGTCATACGCTGGTCGGCGTAATAGTTTTCCTTTTCAGGATTCCAACCGCGCATTGCTTCCCCAGCTTCACGACAATCTTGAATGACAAAAGCCAACTCATCGTCGGTGCACTTCTTCGCCATGGATGTCCACTTGGCGAACTCAGCGGCTGTTGCCCCACTCATTGGGACAACTCCATGTGCTTTTGGTTCATCGCAATGAACAACCCAGAAACCTGCCCAGCATCTTCAGAGCCAAGACGAACATTCCAGACGCCAGCCCAATCAGTGGCACAAACAACTGTGGCCTTGCGACCGAAGTAAAAACAATCCTCATCACGGATGATGATCTTGTCGTTGCGATTAAACATAAGCAGTTCCTTTCTCAAACCAGCAGAGCCAACCCCAGCCAGTAAAGAGAGTATGTCTTATTTTTTCAGGAAAAACAAGAACTATTTCACCAAAAATTATAATAGTTTTTTAACAAGCATTAACAATGGTTTACAGTTGCGTTCCCGATGAAAGGGAACGAGCTCCCCATCTAATCGAACAAGGGGAACGCTTATTATCATTTGTTAACAGCAACTTACAGCCTCCGTTCCCGACGTTCCCTTTCTTTCGCTAATTTTTAACAACAAAAAAATAACCTCAAATTTCTCCTTATAGTAATGCAAAAACAACGGGTGCAAAAACAACTTCACTGAAAAGATCGGCAACTCCGGTTACGCAATTGTTTTTAAACAATAATTTTTATTTTATTCAAAACGAGCGCCTTTTTTGAAATTTTCTTGTTTTCTTTTGAATTTTTTGCAGGCATACTCAAGGTTCACTGAGAAAGGACACTCTATGCCTAAAGTTTACGTCGTCAATCGTCCGAGAGAAAACAAGTTTGGGTGGACACCTGACTTGAGTGACGCATCGCGTTATGGTGCGTTGGAGATTGTGTTTGAGCCCGAGGACAAGCCACAATTTGTCCCAGGACCATCCATCCAAAAAGCTCGGAGGATAATGAAAGATTTCGGGTCAGAGGATTACATCCTGT